TTAAAACATCTCCGTCTATGGTATAACCGCCGTAAGCAGCGTTACTTTGCGCGGCACGGATAGTCTTGCCTATACCAGCACTTACCGCCTTGTCCGCCTTGTAAAGTGCTACCACATTGTCTAGTGAAAAGCTCGTGGCGCCGGGGTCTTTAATGCGCACTACATCACCCTTTTTTACGGGAATAAAGCCGCTGGTGAAAGCGCTTGCCGAAGCCACAGAGCCGTCTGAATGAAGTACTCCGGCCTCATACCCGACGCCATTCAGAACAGCGCCAGATGCGTCCGTGCTGATCGGTATCAGATTTGTGTAAGCGGGCAGCACTTGCGTGGTTTTCGTTACGATCTTTTCCACGGAAGGAATATCGATGGTCTTATCCGCACTCCCGTCGTATGTGACGCTGTTGCTGCCGCTGGTGACGGTCAGCGCGTTCGGGCTCGGCAGCACGGTTGGGATCTGCGAAATGATTTGCTGCGACGCAATTTGAAAAGCCGCATACTGCACCAGATCAGTAACATGATCCGGGTTGTATACCTTGTCTGCCGTCACCTGCCCAGTGATGCCATCGAGCACGCCCTTGTTCGCGTGTGAGTGGCGGTCGGCGGTGTTGGCGGAGATCTCCGCAGTCGGGACTACCGGGATATCGCTCGGCGCGGCGGGCTTGTACCCCAGCGCGCCTGTGATGCTTGCCGCAGTCACGGTCGCGTCACTGCCATCCTTACCGTCCTTGCCCGGTTCTCCGCTTGCTCCTGTATCGCCTTTCGCTCCGCGTGACGGCTTGCCTGTATCGGTGTTACCGATGTACCAATTGCCATTAGTACCAATGCTCGGCGTTATACCGTTTGTGCCGTCCTTACCCGGAGCACCAGCAGCACCCGGTTTGCCATCCGCGCCGTCCTTGCCGGGAGCACCAGCAGGACCTTGCGGGCCGACCGGTCCAGCAGGGCCGGTTTCTCCCTGCGGGCCGGTTGCACCTGTGTTGCCTTTTTCGCCGGGGTCACCCTTTGCACCGGGTACACCGGGGTCGCCTTTCTCGCCGGGGTCTCCCTTGTCGCCTTTTGCGCCCTTGAGCTCGGCCACGGCGATAAGGTTTGTCCACGTGCTGCCGCTGTTCGTGCTGTACTGGATGTAGCCATCCGCCACGCGCAAGTCCATGCTGCCAGCACCGCCGCCTGTCCGTGCCACCTCGTTGATGGCCGCAACAAGATTTTCCTTCGCCTCCGTCTTCAGACCGGCAAGATCGCCGATCTGGCGCTGGATCGTCTGCAGCGTCATCTGGTCTGTCGGTGTGTATACATACCCGGCGGGCTTCGCGCGCTTGTGCACTGCGAAGTCCCGCTGCACCATCGTGTACGCGCCGGTGTCGTCGGTTACGTAGGCGTAGGCCGTCAGCGTGTGCCAGTCCTGCAGCAGCTCGTCCGGGATGATGGCCGTGCCGTCTGTGTCGACGTCCACGTCCACGCTGCCGCCAAAGCACTTATTTTGATAGTGGACCTGTTTGACGCCGTCGCCGTCGGTGATTTTGCACCTCCGCCCGGTGTCCCACTGCCACAGCGCCCCGCGTCCATCTGCGATTGTGATTGTCATATGATGGCCCTCCCTTCCACTACTTCTACAATATAAAAAAGGGAGGGATATTTCTATCCCTCCCCAGATTTAATTGCTCCAGCGGATCTTGTTGAGCGAGGTCTGGCTGTAGAAGCACAAAAACAGAGCGTTTTTCTGTGCCGAACTGATGTTCAGCCCGTCGATATACGCAGCGACCTTGTTCATCGCGCCCTGACCGCTGATGGCTTTGCCGTTGCTGTCGCGCGTCGTCCTTGCGTCGTTCTTGAACTGGTACGCTTCCCAGAACGTCCCCGCGTCAAGGCCGGCCGGTTTCGCCTGCTCGTTGTACTTCTGCACGGCCTCGACGCTGATGCCGTCGCATTCCGGATGTGCCTTGACGAAATCCGCCGTGCCGATCTTGTTCTGCGCATCCTCCTGCGTCATCCCGCCGTAGCGCACCAGCATGTCTACCGCGCGAGACCGCGTGAGCTTCCCGTCGAGATACAGATCCTTGATGTCGTCGTAGTCCGTGCCGGTCACGACCTCGCACGTCCACTTCTGCACCAGTTTCTGCGCCTCGTCGGCGTCCTCCCCACCGTACTGCTGCAGGATCTTCAGCGCCTGCTCCTTCGTGATCGAGCGCTTTCCGTCGTCGTCGCCGACGTACCACTTCTCCGTCTGCGAGCGTACCTTAGACTGCAGCTGCTTCTCGCCAATGCCGTGCTCTTTCAGCTCCTTAGCCTGCGCATCAAAGGCGGCCTTGTCGCCGCTGAGCACCGCAGCGAGCGCCTCGTCGTACTTTCCTTCGCCGGTCGCCCACTTGTCCACCTTCCAGTACGCATCATCCTCGTCGTCCGCGAGCCCTTTTTCGACCAGCAGCTGCTGCGCCTCTTCGCGCGTGAGGTAGCCGTCCTTCAGGCCGTACTTGATCTGGTTCTCCGGTCCGGAGTCATAGGTGTGGATCGTCCACTCGTCGCCCTTGCCGACAGCTCCGGCGACGGTGTTCCAGAGCGTTACGACCTCGCGGCTCGCTGCGCTGATCGGCAGGCCGGTCGCCTGTGAGACGGCCTTGAGTGTCTTGTAGATCTTTCCGTATAGCGTCATGTTGCCGTTGTACGTCACGTCCGTCGGCTCGTCCAGATCGCCGGTCTCCAGCTTGATTGTCTCGTCCCAGATTCGATACGCGTCGATCAGGTTTTTAATCCATTCCGTGTCCATCCGGTCGTTTTCGTACCCGGAGATCATCGACATGAGATCCTTGAGAATTGGGAGCTTCGAGAGGATATCCACGTCCATGAACAGGTTGCTTTCAAGCGGGTTCACGCCGGAAAGCTTTCCGTCTTTGTATTTCGCACCGATCAGCGCGCTCAGGTATTTCTCCCACCACGTGGCGTACTCGTCGTCGTCTCTGCAGGCGTCCACGATTGATTCAACAAGCCCCGAAGCAGCCGCCGACACAAGATAGGTCGCCAGCGCTCTTGCAATTTTCCCGCTTGCATTTCTCCACGCTTCTTTTTTGCCTCCGGTCGCGCGCAGCTCCGCCGTGTAGTCCGTGTACGCCTTGAGCAGCAGGTTGTACGACAGCGTCGGCTCCGACATAAAGGCCGTAGATACAGCACCGTACACACCGGTCGCGCGCATCGCCTGGCTTCGCGTCATCGTGCTGTCAACCACCTGCGTCGAGTAGACAACTTCGCGGAAGCGTTCGGCCGTCGCCCTCAGCAGCGCGTCGCCGGTCAGCTTCTGCTTGTCACGCACCTCCGCTTTGCAGGCGTTCCACAAGTGGCCCCATGTAAGCCGGTCGCCCCATTCTGCGCCTTTCATAAGGAATTCGACCGTCGAGTCCTTCCACGTCCCGGCGTTCTTGATCTGGTCGCGGACACCCCTGCCGATGTTTGTGTCGTAGAAGCCCATCTGCTTCCACAGCGCGATGCCGCTGTGCGCCTCCGCCTCTTTGTATCCGCTCTTCGCGGCAAATCCTTTTGCCAGATACTTCGGGTTCATCACGCCGACCGCGCGCACATACGCTGTCGGCTGCAGCAGCGCCACACGCAGGTTCGCAGCCACGGCCGCCACCTTGTAGTTGGAGAGCATCTTCTTTGCGAAGCCCTCCCCGCGGCCGCCTTCGTTCACGCCGTTCAGGTCCTTGATGAACGTCGTGAAATACTTGTTGGCGTCCGTGCCGTATGCCTGTTCGATCGACCGCTGCACCGTCGTCGTGAGCACGTGTCCGTTCTCGAGCTTCTGCTTCTCGCGGTAGTTGTACCACTTCATCGCGTCGAGAATCGGCAGCGCCAGCGCGTCATACTTCGCCATGTCCGTCATGTGGTTTGCAAACACGTCGAAGATGTCGTGCACGACGAGCGCGTTGTTCGCCTTGTAGACAAGGCTCTTTGTCGCGGACATATTCAGCAGGCGGAACATATCGTTCTCTTTCTGCGGAACGCCCCTCTCGTCGCGCTCAGAGTCCATCGTCTCGATGGGGAAATAGTTCTCCTCCGTGAACGCGCGATATCCGAAGCGCTCCATCGACACGCGGTTGCCCCACTCGCTGCCCTGCTGCGTCATGTACTTCTGCAGCTTGTCCGCCACCTCACGCTGCCGCTTTGTGAGCGCGCCGTTGATCGTGGCGATGTCCTCCTGCGTCAGCAGGAACGGTTTCGCCTGCTTGATGTTTTCCTTGCGCCCGCTGCTCTGGATGTCCTCCACGCGCATACCGCCGCCAAGGAGATGGCCGATGGCCTGCTCGCGCTTCGACAGGCAGTAGAACGCCATCATCTGCGCAGTCGTCATCTTCACGGTCTCTCCGCTCTCAAGCTTGAGCGTGTGCGTTTCCTTCGACCAAGCCTTCACTTCCTCCGGCTTGTAGGTCTGCTCCGTGAATCTCATGACCTTCTTCGTGTTGAAGGCCATCTGATCCCAGCCAGACGACAGTGCCTCGAAGATTGCCTTGCCGCCCTCACCGAAGCGCTGGAAAGCGTAGTACGGCGTCGTGTTATCCCAGCTGAAGAAACCAGCCACCTTTTCTCCAGCCTTCGTTCTTCCTTTGGCCTGCCCCAGCCGTTCGAGCTCCAGCACCGTCGCCTGCGCCGCCTGCCGCGCAGTCTCAAAGTGCGCATTTGCCTTGAGTTTGTTCGCGTTCTGGATGCTGCGCGTCAGGATCGTGAGCATCCGGTCGAGCTGCTGCATCTGCTCACCGTTCATCCGGTTCACAACGTTCTCGCCTGGGTTCTGGCTGATGATGGCGGATGCAGTGTTGATGTGCTTCTGCATCTCCTCGAGGAATCCATCCGGAATGTCCAGATACAGCCCGAGGTCGCTCGTACCGTCCTCGTTCTGTCCACGCAGGCTGTCCAGCAGCTTCTGCATCCGGTCAGTATACCGGAGCGAACGCTGAATGTCCTTTTTCGTCAGCGCGCCGCCGTCCAGCGCCCGTTTGCTTGTAAAGTCGATGGATTCCAGGAACTCGCCCACCGCCAGCTTCAACGGCTCCGGGATGTGCTCCTTATCGCTGTTTTTCAGCAGCCAATCGCTCAGGCGCTTCGCCTTCTGCTCGATGCGCGGACGGTATTTCGCCACAGCCGCGCTTTCCTCGCGGCGCGCCTTATCGGCCGCGTTCCTGTCTTTCAGCCGCGCAATCTGCTCGTCGCGTTTCTCGCGCTCTCTTGCTATGGCTTCCTGCAGCCGTTTGCGGTTCTGCGCCCGAAGCTCCGCGATGCGCGTGTCATTGGCCTTGCGTAGCTCGTTGATCTGGTTGAGGTAGTGCGTCTTCTGCTGGTCGTGCTTCTTCGCCTGCCGGTCCGCAAACGTTTTCTGCTCCGGCGTATCGAAAAACTGCTCGATGATCTCGTTTGCGACGCTCTGCGCCGCCTGATGCATATACCGGTCGTTCGGGTTGTACTCATCGATCGTGTAGATGCGGTTGAGCACATCGTCGATCTCCCGCAGCTGGTCGCCCGGATGGGATACGCGCTCCGAGTCAAAGAGTCCCGGCCACATCGTGGCCGCCTCTTCATAGATCTGGTCGACGTTCCCGTGCTCGCCCTTTTTCAGCTTCATCCTGCCATAGTTCCGCCTGCGGAAGTCGCCGAAGTCCGTGAAGTCTCCGAGCATGGCCGGTGAGAGCGTGATCTGCGTGTTGCGGAAGTACGCGCGCAGGTCGCTGTACTCCTGATACATCATGTCGTCCCTGACGCTCACGTCGTCGAGAATGTCGTGCGCAAGATCATACGCGCGCTTCCAGATATCCTCCTGACTCAAGCCGTTCTCGCTCGTCGCGCGGGCGATGCCGTCATACAGCTCCTGCAGTCTTCCTGTGACCTCGTCCGCATCGATGCTGCTGCCTGTTTGCTTGATGATATCCTTCGCCGCTTCCCGCACGGCCTTCTGGTCTGTAGTCGCTTCTTCCGTGGTGTGCGTCTGCCCGCGCCAATACTCCACGCGGTCGCGCAGCATGGCGTTTTCCTTGGCAAGACTGTCGCGCGTCTTCAGCTCGCGCGCCACCAGCTCGCGCAGCGGTTTCGCGTTCTGCATCCGCGTGAGCTGCTCGTCCAGCTTGCTCACTCTCTGCGCTGCGTTGTTGGCACGGTTCGCCGCCTTCGTGCGCTCGCTCTTGTCGGTCGCGGTCAGCGCGATCTGGCGCTGCTTCTCCAGCCGCTTTGATGCGTTCGTGTATTCGCGCAGCTTCTCCCGGTACTCGCGCAGCATCTCCATCTCGCGCACATTGACCGCGTCGCCGTCCGCAGCATCGGAGAGCACGTCGCGGTCTGTCCGCGTGTCGTCACGCTCGGAAAACTGCCACGATTTATCTGAGTTCAGAATTCGAAGACGCTGCTCCTCGTCACCAGTGTGGTATTCCCGCACGGGCACACCTATAGCCTCAAGCCGCTGTTTCAGTTCGGCGTTGATGTTGTCCGGCACAATGGCCACTTTTACCTCGTCAAAGCCGACCGCTCTCTGCGGCTTCGCCTCGAAATATTCCGTCGGAAGCGCAGCCGCCGCTCGATAGACTTCTTGAATCCGGCGCGCAGTTCCTTCACTGACCAAATATCCCTCTTTCGCAAAAGCCTGCTGAATGGCCCGCGTAGTCCGCTTGCCATTCGCAGCTTCCATCATAACATCGCCGATAATTTCTCTTTCATCGAACGAATTGTCGGCGTGCGGCCGCGTCTCTCGCATAACGGCGCGCGTTGCCAGATCAATCAGGTTTTCAACGGCATTCTTTGCCGCCTCATACTGCTCACCTTCTGCTTTGCCGAGCCTTCCGCTCGCCGCCTTCACTTCATCAATGCTTGAAAAGTCCTCGGCGCTGACAGCCTGCATAGCTCCTGCCGACGTTCCCCACGTCTGGCCGCCGCGCTCCTTCTGGGTTTCCGCCATCGAACGCACAATGTTCTCGAGCGTGTATTCCCAATGCAGCTGCGAAAAGCTGCGCCTGTCTCCAGAGGCGGTATAGCGCTCCTTCCCGTTGTAAATGCCGGGTTCGCCAAAAACAGATTTCAGCTGCGGCAGCAGCCACGCCTTCACATCCGCGGTATCCGTTGCCTCGTGCAGTTTGTCGCTTGTGGCAAACCGGTCTACTTCGCTTGTTGTAGCTCCCTGATCTTCGTAAAACGCCCACGCATCCCGGATGAAATTCTCGACCGTGGAAGTATGGACATTGTTATCCATGAAGTGGTCAATCCGCTTTTCCTTCAGTTCCGGCTTTCGGTCCAGAAATCTGCGGTGTCGTTCCTCGTAGCTGTCACGGATAATCCGGCGCACCGTGTCTTCGATCTCTCGCGCAGACTGGTAGTCTCCGGTTTCCATGTCCGCTTCAATGCGGGCCAGCTCCTGCACGCCAATCTTCTGCACGAGTTTTGCCAATGCGTCGTTGCCGAAGCTGTTAAACTCCTTCACCCGCATGACCGGCTCGAGCGCTTCCCCATGGTCGGCCAGATAGGCTGCGCGCACGCTGTCGTCTCTCGCAAGTTTCTCCGCAATTTCTTCAGCGCTCATACTGCTTTCTTCGCCGATACCGGTGCGCTGAATCGCGTTGCTGTTCCAGAACGCACCGTTGGCGACGCTTTTGCTCAGCTCAGAAATTCGGTTTTCCACGGCGCGCATCCGGTCGTAGTTCACCGGATATTCCACCGCCGGTGCTGTCGGCGTGTAGGCATCCCCGCCGTAGATTTTGTTCCTGGAATCCGCCTGCGGGTCAATACTCTCCCTGCCGAACACAATAGAAATCGGGCCGTACTTGCTGTGCCCTTGCGCAGCTTTTACGACCGCGATACTCGGCATCGGCAATCCACCGAGCCGGAGAGCGCCGCGCAGGTTCTGCTCCGTCAGGCCATGCACGGCGACAAGATCGCGCACCTGCTCCACCGGCTCTCGGAGAGAAAACTGCTCTTTTACTTTGCGCTGATTCTCCGAGCCACGTCCAGAAGTTCTTCCGCCGTTGCCTCGCGGTGATCCGCCATATAGTCCATGAGCCGTTCCTGAAGCTCCGGTTGGCCCTTGACCCTGAGATAGATTTCTGCCCCTGCTCCCTTTCTTACGCCGAAGCAACTCAACCCACGAATCAACAGATCGTCCATCTCTGTCATATTCTCTGCTCCTCTCAACATATTCTGCAATATTCGCATTCTGCAGCGCGGCTTGTTTTCCGCCGACCGCATACAGTGTGGTCGCCTCAGTACCATCTCCCACCCCGTACAAGGCGAACACCTTCACACCTTTTTCTTCAGCGTACATCCACTTTGTGGATTCGTCAAGATATTGTTTGCCGCTGTCGAGTTCTTTTTCCATTCGCCGGTTCAAAAGCGACCATTCCTGCTGATTCAGGTCAGGCCGCCAGTACTTCCCGCGAGACGATTCCTGCACACCGCCATCCATGGCGGCGTTTTCTTTTGCGGCGTTTGCCTTCGCCGCATCCACCAGCGCATCGTCCCAGAGCTTCTGCAGCTCCACCATGCGGTCGAGCATGGCTCTCGCCTCGTCGTGCGTCGCGCGGTCGCCCTTGAACGCAGCGCGCAGTTTCTTGACGAAATCCCCGATCCAGCCGCGGATCTTCTCGGCAAGGCTGCGGTTCTCGTTCGCAAGCCGCTGCACGGCCTCGGTGTTGCGCAGCATCATCTCGCACGCATCGGCCACGACCTCGTCCATCGCGCCGTCCATCGTCAGCTCGCCGGTCGAGTCGTTGTCGAGCTTCTGCTGGGCGAGGCGCTCGATGCTGTCGCCGCTCTCAAGCACATGGTTCGCCACAAATTCCTTCAGCGACTCATACTGGCCGCTGTTGCGCTGGATGAAGTGCGTCAGCTCGTGCGACATCGTCTTCAGGATAGCCGTCTCGCCGGTGTCCACGTTGTTCTTCCCTGCATTGACGTCCAGATAGATCGTGCCATCGCGGTATGCGCCGTTCATGCCGAGGTATTTGCCGTCCTCTCCGGTCTGCGATTCAAAGAACACGACGTTCACGCCGGTCGCCTCGGCCACCTTGCGTGCCACGTCGATCGACGCCGTCTGCTTGCGCGTCAGGCCGGCCGTGTTCACGGCGGCGAGCGTCACGCTTCCGAGCTTTCCGCCTTCCAGCGTCACGCTGCCGGCATGAATTTCGCTGCTCTTGGCCGCCGCGATCTTTGCGTCAGATTCCCTGCGTGCCGCGGCAAGGCCGGTATCGTAGGCAAATTTCCGCTGCTCCGGTGTCAGATACGATGCTGCGCCGCTGTTCTCAAGCACGGCGTAGTTTTTCACACCCGCGCGTCCGTAAGAGTATGCCACCTCGTAGGCGCTGGCGTAGCGCTCCACGTCCTGCCCGTTTTTGTAGTTTGCGTACATCTGCGGCGCAGTCTCTCCGTATTTTCCCGCGCTCTCGGCGAGCAGGCGCGTGCCCTCCGGCAGCTTGGCGTCCTTCACGGAAACACGCTGCACATCGCCGTTTTTGTCCTTCACCGACAGCTCCACGCTGCCGCTCTCCTGGTCATATCGGAGCGCCTGCACCTGTGCGGTCTCACCGTTTACCTGCACCTCGGCGTTTTTCTCCGCCTGATGCGTCTGCCCTGCGTCAGTCTTGCGCGCCCCGCCATAGATCGCGTTGCGCTCCAGCTCGGCTGCGTCACGCATATGGCTGCGCGCCCATGCGTTCGTTGTCCGGTCTGCATCCCGCGTGAACAGGGACGCATACTCGCTCGCCGCGCGCTGTGCCTGCTTGCTGGCGTCAAATTTTCGCTGTTCCTTGCCCGTCAGCTCCTGCCCCTTGATCTGCTTTACCACGAGGCCGGTCAGCTCCTGCACGTCGTTTTCCGGCGTGCCGAGCGCACCCAGACGGTCAGAGACCGCCTGCGTGAGATTTGCTTCCTGTGTCGCCTCGTAGAGCTTGCCGGTGTTGCGGTTCGTCTGCTTCTTCCCGGCCAGCTTCCGGAGGTTTTCGTCGCCGCTTTCTTCTGCAGCGTGGCGGAGGATGTCCGCGTAGTCGTTGGCCGTGATCTGCCGTCCGGTCTCGCGGTAATTCGCGCTTCGCATCCCGGCGTTGAGCGCCATGTCGCCGCCGGTCATCACGCCGCCGGAGATCGCGCCGCCGGCAAAGTCCTGCGCCGTCTGACCGAGCCAGTCAAGCCACGCCCTGCGCGTTGCCTCGTCCTCGCTCATGCCGTCTGCCTGATAGGCGGCGATCGTCTGGTTGATCTCGCTCTTGTCGGCCATCACAATCGCGTCGGAGATGACGTTGGCGATGTCCGTGCAGACTTCCTCGCTGCCTTCCACGAAGCTCTGCTTGAGCATATCCTTAACCAGCGTCTTCGCGGTCTTCTTGCCGGCGGCCGCCGACGTGTGGAACATACGCAGCTTGTCCAGGCTGATGTGCTCGAACAGCGCCTCGGCCGTTCCGTAGAGCAGACCGACCGACATGGCCTGCGAGTCAGAAGCACCGCGGTCATACGCATCCGTGATTGCCTGAGATGCCGCCGCGCCGCCGAGGATCACGTCCGCCGCGCCGTGCAGGCCGGTCACGCCGCCGATGGCCAGCGTTGCCAGGCTGTCGGCCATGCTCATGCCGGTGTTGTACAAAAACGACCCGATGCCGCTCATATCCTCGGAAATGCTCCCGCGGATGGTGTTCGTCACCGTGCTCGGTACCATGGATTTCGTATAGCGGTCGACGGCCATTTTTTCGCCCGTGAACGGGTCTGTCCCGTTCAGCGCATTCTGTGCCGCGATGTCGAGTGCGCCAGCTCCGGCCATCATATTCGTGCCGACAGACATAGCGGAAGAAAGCCACGGATGCTCCTTGGCCTCCTGTGCGACCTGCTGCGCCATTTCCGCAGCCTCGTTTGCGTGCTGCTGCGTGAGCGCGTAGTTGCGGATGCCGTTGATCTGCTGGTCACTGTAGCCGTAATCACGAAGCTGCTGCTCGAAGCTGCGCACCGTGTTGCGCGCGTTCGTTGCGTAGTCACTGTTTTGCACCACGAATGCGGAGTTTCCGGCCATCGCCATCTCCGTATTCGCGCTCTCGCTCACACTCAGCGCCTTGCTGTAGTCGGAGAGCGCCTTCTGCATCTGCGTGTCCCACTTGCTGATCTCGTCATCGTAGGTCTTCTTCGTGAGCAGGCTCTGCGCTTCCCCGATCTTCGCTTTGCGCTCATCGATCTGCCCCGAGAGCGCGAGCGCCTCCTGCTGGCGCTTGGCATAGTCCGCGTCCGTGCTCCCGGCGGCCATGCGCGGCATATTCCGGCGCTGCCGTTCAATGCCGGAAATCTCGTTCTGCCACGCGCCGATCTGCGCCTTCAGCTCGTCCACAGACCAGTAATTCATCTGGTTCTTGTTCAGCCAGTCATATTCCGCCTCGGCCCCCGGCGTGTTCTTGAGCTGCGTGAGCGCCGCATTCACGTCCGTGCGGGTCTTGCCCTTGTATTTCTTCGGGTAGGCATACGACACGTTGAAGTCGTCTTCGTCCTTGAACTGGTTCTGGAAGTCGAAGGACGAGTGCACAGCGCCGCGCATGACATCGACGTCGTTGCCGGTGTCATAGCCGGCGCCGCGAAGCACGTTCATGGTCGCCTGATAGTTGCTGAACGCCCTCTGCAGCGCGCCGCGGTTCTCGCCCGTGAGGTATGACGCATTTGCGCTGTCCATCTGCTGCAGCAGGTTTTTACGTTGCTCCTGTGCCGAAGAAAGCGTTTTATCAGCGGAGAATCCCGTGCTTTTGAGCCAATCACCAATGGAGATTGCTGCTTTTTTGACTGCCATCTATGTAACCCTCACTTCCTGGAGTTATTCATGTGTCTCAGCCTGCGGGCGCTGTCGTCCGAGATCAGCCCGTTTTCCGACGCGCTTTTAATAAACGCGCTCACATCCGCAACGGATACGCCCTCTTCGATCATCTGCTGCACCCTTCCGGCCACGGCCGAAGAGTCTTTTACTGCGTTTGCGTCCGTGATGTCGATGTCGTTGTGCGTGATCCCGCTGCCGGGCTTGTGTGCATACGGAGACGGTGAAACCGTCTGTTCCGGCTGCGTTCCGCCGCCTCCGTATCCGCTCCTGCTTCTTCTACTTCCGCCGCCCGACCCCCCACTCTTATTTGACGCTGCTTCCAGCTGCTGCTGGTAATACTGCCGCAGATATGCCGCCTCGTTGGCAGACATCCCGGCCGCCGCCAGCTCCTCGTCCGACGGCTGGTATCCGGTCGTCGTGATCAGGGACGACAGACGGCTCCAGGCGTTCTGCTTGCGCTCGTAGTCCGTCTCCTCCTGCGTGAGCTTCTTCTGCTCCTCGGTCTGCTGGCGGTTATAGGCCGTGTCCTCGTCGCTGCGCTCGAGCTGCAGCCGGTTATACCACTGGTTGTAGTCGCGCTCGTAGGCGCCGTCCGCGTTGCTGCGCGCCATGGTGTAGAGGTTCATCAGGTTCTGGCCTTCCTGATTGTAGCGGTTGTAGGCTGCATTATACAGCTCAGGCACGACCTCGTTGAGCTTCTGCAGATAGCTGTTATACGCCTGCTGCCCCGCGTTCTGGCTGTATGTGCTTCCGTAGCCTCCGGTCAGCGCCGCCGCCTGCCCCATGGTGTCCTCCATCGCGCCGCGCCCCATCTGCGCGTACAGATCGCGGTACTGCTGGTAGAGCTTGTCCTTGTTCAGGTCAAACGTGAATTCCCCGCGGTTCATGATCTTGTCGTAGATCGCCGTTGCCTGATCGTTCGCGCGCTGGTATGCGTCGTTCTTGCTCGGGTCGTAGGTATACCGGTTCTCGGGCAGGTACTTCGAGTAGTAATCGCTCGTCTCATAGTCCAGGCCCTCGCCCTTGATCTTCGCGTTGCGCAGCTTCTCATACCGTGCTGCGCTCGTGTAATCTCCGGATGCAGCGGCCTTGTCCATCAGCGCGCCGTAGTCCGTCTGTGTTTCATACGGCGTGTCCGCCTTCGGCAGATACTGCGCGTACTGGTTTGTCGTCTCGTAATCCATGCCGCCTGACTGGATCTTCGCGTTGCGCTTTCGTTCCAGGACGGCTGCCTTCTCGTTGTCTCCAGCGGCAGCAGCCTTATCCATCAGCGCGGCATAATCCACGCTGTCGTCAAACTCGACACCGTTGTAGTTTTTCTTTGCCATGCGCGGCCTCCTTTACTTGTACTTGCCGATTACGTAGTAGCTGACGCGCGGGGCTAGTATCGTCGCCGTGGTAGGCCGTGCGAGTGCATACGCCGGTGCGCGGGTAAGCAGATCGTCGCTTGCACCAAAAGTGGATATCAGCCAAGCGTCCTTATCCCCGCCGCTATAAGACGCCGATACCGACGGCGTGGCGATAAAGGCAAAAGGGTACTGCCGCGCTGTTACGTTGATCGGCAGGCCCATCCACGTGCCATAGTACATACTGCCCCATGCGGACGTGATTGCAATCTGATCAACGCCGGATACCGCCCACAGCTCCGCGATGCCGGACGCCCACTTGCGCCACGTCCAAAAGTCATTTGACCCCTGCTCGATTACATAGTCTTCGCCTCTGCCTGAGCTTGCGCCGATATCGGATTTGAGCTCCGCCGGTGTCCGGTAGTACACCCAGCCAGACTCGTCCAGCACGGCAATTTTTCCGGGTGCGCGGCCGAGGTCAGTTGCCTCCGTCGTTTGCAGCCACGTGCCTGTAAAATACTTGCCGGCGACATTGCCCGCAAAAGTTCCACCCGCCTTGTCCATCTTGTCGGACAGCGCCGCCTTGACGAGCTGGATCAACTTTTTGATCGCTGCACTTCCGCTTGTCTGCATAAGTCAGCCCCCCGTCAGTTGGAGTCCCAGAGCGTCTGCACCTCCGTGGCGGTCAGCTCTGTCAGGTCGATCGTCCCTGCAAGCACGTCCCAGCCGTAATCACCGGCGCTGATTTCCGCACATACGACGTTCGTTCCGGCAGGGTAGTCGAATCCCTCTCCTTCAACAAAATTGCTATTCGTCGTGAACGCATCCTTGATGTTGTACACCCAGCCGACTTTACCGGCGACCGGCACAGGCAGGGATGCAAACGCGATCGACCCCTTCGGCGTGTATACGCCCGTGATCGCGCGTCTGATCGCGTCCTGCACCTGCGAAGCCGTCTGAAGACCGGAGACCTTCGTGTCCACATACGCCTTCGGCGTCGCGTCGTTGTCACCGGTCGGTGTGCCGACAGCGAGACGGGCATATTGTGTCCCACCGCCAGATACAGGGCTTGTAACCTTCGCCGCATTGTCACCGGCAACGTTAACGTAAATTGCCACTTCTTTCGCTTCATCGTGGACGACAAGCGATGGTGTCATCACCATAAGATCTGTACTGAGCGTGCTGTCTACGTCCAGACTCCCATTGACATTCAGGCCTCCGGTGATTGTCCCGCCAGACTTGTCCAGCTTTTCATCCAGCGCCGATTTGTCTGCCTTGTTGTTGAGCGCCGTCTTCATCAACTGCATCAGCTTGTTCAGAGCAGTCTGCCCCGTGTATTTTGTCGCCATAGTTATCCCCCTAAGCGTTATTCCACATATCGACGATCTCGAGGATCGTCAGCTCTTCGTCCTCATCTACCGCGCCGACGTTTTTCGGCGTCAGCTGCACATTTCCGGCGTTATCCGGCAGTACCTGGTTGACGCTCTGCACTGTGCCTCCGCCGCTTCCGCCTGTCGGCGTGCGCCAGCCCGTGTCATAGTCACTGTCGGATAGCTTCGTCAGCGCCTGTCCGGTCGTTCCGCCGCTCGGAAGGCCGTGCCCGCTCTTTGCTTCCAGATCCCGCAGCGCCTTGCGCAGCTTTTCCAGCTCTGTACGGAGCGCGGCAGTATCTGCAGCGCCGATTCCGGCCTTGTTCCCGTCGTCTGCCTGATTGAGCATGTCCACAAGCTGCCAGATGTACGAGCGCAGCTGGGCAAGCTGCTCCTCTGTGCTGCCGGTCACTGCATACGTCTGCGGGTAATCAAATGTCAGCATACACATCGCTCCCCACCTCGAATATTTTTGCGAAACTGTAGATGCGCACGTCCCCGCTGCCCTCGAGCCGGATGCGAAAGTGGTCGCAGCGCCTCGGCCGCACCGGAAGCATGAACGTGCGCGTACCTGCTCCCTGTATCCGCCCCTGATTGTGCCAAAGCCCGTCGGAGTCATACTGCACAAGTACGTCCATGTGCGCGCCATGCGCGAGGCTCATGCGGATGTTGAACCGGCTGATGTATTTCTGCTCGACCGTGCTGTAGCCGATCAGGCCGGTTTCACAGCTCCACGCCACGTCGCCCTCTTTCGTGCCGCTCAGTTCGGATTCCTGGTTGTCGTGCGCGATCTCCTCGATATCCCCCGCTCCGCACAGAAGAGAACCAAGGTGCTCCGTGAAACCAACAACTCCTCCGGCCGGGATGCTCTCCCGGTACCACGTCCCGCGCCGCGTGTCCAGAACAAGCAGACGGCTTCCCGGAGGCGTATTCATCTGCAGGTAGAGATAATACTTGTCGCGGTACGCCGCCGCGATGCTTGTCGTGCTGCCCGGCCGCGAAAGCGAATTCAGGTTCAGCTTCTCGCTCACGTCCGTCGGCGCGCCGCTTCCGTCGTAGGCGCACACGCAGTCGCGCGCCTTGTAAAACAGCACACCGTTGACCACCGCGAGGCTCTTTGCGCCCCCCGGCTGCACGCCGCGCATCGTGTACTCCTGAATCCTGTGTGCGCCGCTCGCGGACACATACACCTTGTGCATCCGGTCTTCCTTGAAAAACAGCGGGTAGCCCTGATAATTCACCGCGCCTGTCCAGCGCCCGTCAGAGCCGACGGAGGCCGCGTAGCTGTCCGTGCTCACGCCTGCATATTTGCGCCACACGTCGAAGCGCCCAAGCGCGCTCGCGTAGATCTCGTTGACAAGCTTCCCGTTCACCGTGCCGTACTTGCAGCCCCAGAGCCGGTTCTGCGCCTCGATGACATAGTCCATGTCCGGCAGATCCATATCCGCCCTGACATAGACGCCGGGAGGCGCTTCGTCGATGATGTACGACACTGCCACCTTCGGCGCGTATGCGTCCAGCACGAGATAGTCGCCTCCGGCCGCAAGCACCTCCCTGTACGTGCCGTCCGCGAGATCGTCCCCGCCGAGCAGCCCGAAATATGTGCTCGTGTCCACATAAGAGATCTTCACGAAATCGCCGGCTGCGAAGCCGCTGCCGATCCCCTTGCATTTGAGCCGCATCACCGGCACGTCCTGCGCCGCCCAATCCTTCTGCGAGTCGCTGTAGACATATGGCGTTCGCGTCTCGTTGTCGATGTATGCGTCCCCGTTTTTTGGTTCAGACGGTTTGCTGCCGTTGAGGTAGAAGTATGTGATCCCGCCCAGTGTCGCCGTGCGGTTGCTCCCGAAGGTCACGCTGTGCGTCTCGCTCGTCGTGTATACGGTCTTCCCGTCTCTGCTGCACGGCTCCACCAGCCACTTTGCATAGACCGTGATCGTCTCCTGCCCGTCCGGACCGGAAACGGCGTTCGTTTCAGAAAACAGGTACGTCCCCGCCGCAGCGGCGAACTTCTTCTCCATATTCCCGTGCGTGCCGTCCGCCGTGTTGTACCACACCTTGTCCGGCCAGATGAGCAGGTACGCGCCCATACTCACGAACCGCTTCGAGCCGGTGTATGCCAGATCCACGACTTTCTCGCCGCCGGCATAGAAGCCGCAGGTCTTTGTCGTGCTGTCATATCCCGCGATGTAGTAAATCTTATTTCCTTTTGATACGATCTCCTTCAGGTTTTCGACCGAACCCTGCAGTGTCTTTCGCTGCTTTCTTGTCGCCAGCAGCGGGTAATCGTCGCCGCAAAGATTCTCCATCTCGTAGAATTCCCCCTCGGGGATCTTGAGGTTGTGGTTGTAGCCGCCGAAGGTATCCGTCACCTGCTGCGAGCGTGCCGTCTCTTGAATCGTCGGATATGTCGGCATCTGTCATCCCTCCATCAAAACCGGAATACTCCGGGATCCTTCGCCATATGCGCGCGGTTATACCAGTTGCGCCAGCGCGAGAACGCCGCGTTGAACAGCGTGATGCTCTGGCTGTATTTGCCCGCCTCGCCGTTTTCGCGGTCGATCATGGCCTGCAGGTAGTTGTTGTACACGTCCTCGTCATACGGGCTGCCGACGAGCAGCTCCGTGCTCATGCTCGTGTTCTCGCCGTAGCCGTCGAACGTCTCCGTGCCGCCCTCGTGCGTGCGGATCACTTCCTGCAAGATCATCCCGTCAAGGCGCGACAGCCACCGGATCTTCATGTCCTGCGAATACTGGTTCGGCCGCAGGGCGTCCACCATCGTGATCGCGTCCGAAATCGTCATAGTCTCTGCTCCTTATACTGAAAAAGGGAGGCGTGATTGCCGCCTCCCTTTGGTTTACTCTGCCTGCCGCGCGGCCGTCGTAGCCTCGTCCACGAACGCCTCGAAGGCGTCCCGCGCGCGCTCAGACCGGCGGATCTCGTCGGCGATGTAGCGCGGCACCTTGGACTTCTTGCCCTTCGGGATCAGAAAATTCTTGCCGTTTACGCTCACGAACAGGTTCGGGTCTTCCTTCGCGCCGGCGCGCGGGATGAAGATCTCCTCCAGCTCATACGGATCCGGCAGCTTTTCGGCCACAGCCTCGGTCTTTTCGGCCACAGCCTCGGTCTTTTCGGCCACAGCCTCGGTCTTTTTTTCAGTTGCCATGGGTACGCTCCTTTCTCACATCAGCCGGAGACGCCGCAGCGCCTCCGGCCGTATTGGTTTCGCCTCAGTTGGCGGCGTCCGTCGCGCTGTAAGCAGACGTGCTCATCACGCGCAGCAGGCGCTCGGTGTACAGCACGGTCGCGCCGTTGGTCTCGAACTTGTAGCCGATGGTGCTGAACTGGTTCAGCGGGCCGCCGATCTCGGACTTGTCGTGCACGATCATCTCCAGCGCACCGCCCTCCGGATCGATGATGCCGAAGGCATCCTTGCCGAAGAAGTAGGTCGCGTAGGTCGCGCCCTCGCTCTTGTTCTTGTAGCCGGTGCCGGTCAGGACGGGCGCGAACGTGTTCTCGATGAAGCGCACGCCGTGCAGCTCGCCGATCTCGCCGTTATAGATCTCGTCCGGCTGGGCGTACTTGTGCGCCTCGATCCACTCTTTGGACTTGCGCAGGTCGTAGGCGACGGACGGATGGATCACGGCGTAATACTTGCCGTTGATGGTCGGCACGCGGTCCTTCTTCATCTTCGTGACCGACTTGGCGATCATGTCCGGCGTCAGGTAGGCGTAGCCGTCAGCAGCGCTCGTGCCGCCGCCGGCGCCCATCTCGGCGCAGGAGGTCGGCGTGGAGATATACGCGCCGGCCGCGCTGAGGTTGTCGCAGTAGAGCACGTTCGTGTTGGTCAGCAGCGCGTCGCGGATGAGCTTTTCCTGCGTCTCTGCGGCGCTCGCGCCCATCTCCTCGGTCGCGCCGAGGATCACGTCGTCGTAGGCGCGCAGCTCCAGGCGGTCGGTGATGCTGGTGTACGTGCCGTACTGGTTGATGCTGCCCTCGAGCTTGGTCACGCCGAACTTCTGTCCAGTCGGGATCACGCCTTCGGTCAGCTTACCCGCCTTCTCAAAGGTGTTCCACTTGCGCCACTCGACCGTGCCGCCGTGGTTCTTCGGCAGCGCCTGCTTCTTGCCAAACTGCGCGTAGAACATCTCGGCACGCGCGTTTTCGAGCAGCTCGGTGTCGTAGAAGGTCTTGAGCTCCGGCGCAAGCGTGTTGGTGCCGGAGAAGGCAGTCACCGTGCCGGTCGAGGCGTTGACGTAGTTGCCGGTCGCGTTGACCAGCGTGCCCGCGTCCGCGAAAAGCTGCAGACCGAGCTTGGTAATCAGATTCATGATCATAGGTTTGCTTCCCCTTTCAGTATTCTGTTCGGGGATCGCCTCCCTGCGCGTCAGAACGTGCCGGGATAGAGCTTCTCCCCGTTCGCCGCTGCGCTGCGCATGCGGCGCTTGATCTCGTCGCGTCTCGCGCGCGACATCGTCGTCGGGGCAGAAATGGATGCCGCCTGGGATGCGCTGCCGTTCTCTGCCGGCCTGCGCTGCCCGGCCTGGATGCTGTTGCTGATCTGCTGCGCGGTCTTCTGCGCTGCCACCTGCATCGCCGCCGTCTGGATCTCCTTGCGGTGCACGGCAAAGTAGGCGTCCTCCACGCTGATCAGGCTGCCCGGCGCGGTCAGCCGCGCGAAGACCGGGTTCTCCAGCTCCGTCTGCAGGTCAAAGCCCGGATACATCTCCTGCAGCTTCGCCGCCTGCTGCACCAGCCCGTCGAAATGCTCCTGCAGCCTGCGCTGCTCAAGCGTCTGCTCGTTCTGGTGCTCCAGCAGTTTGTTGCGCCACTCCAGCTGGTCGATACGCATGGCCTCCTCGACGGGGATGCCGAGCTCGTCCGCCCGCTCCTCGTAGTACGCCTTGTCCTCGGTCACAGCCTTGTTCAGCGCCTGCACGTCCAGCTTGGAGATATCCTCTGCGTCGATGCCGTACTTGCGCGCCATCAGCTCCAATGCCGGCGTCAGGTCCTTGAGCGCCTGCTCGGACTTCTTCGACTTTGCCAGCCGCTTCTGCATCATCTTCTGCGCCTGCTCGTTGTACTCGGGATCTGCCATGATCTCGTCCCACGTCAGGCGCTTCGGCATTTCCTGCCCATCATCGGTGCCATTTGCAGCGTCGTCCTGCGTCTGCGCCGCCTCTGCCGCTGCCCCGTCGTCACGGTGCATGGCCGATACGCGCGCCTTCGACCGCTTGCTGATCTTGTCCGCCGGGACACCAAGCCCGGTCAGGATGCGCTCCCCGGCGTCGGGAGCCGTTACGCCCGCAGCGCCCGCGCCATCTGCGCCTGCGCCCGCCCCGGAAGAGCCTCCGGCCGCGCCACCCGCGCCGCCTTCGCCGCCGAAGAGCTGCAGGCCGTGCATGGCCAGCGCCCGAATGTCAAATCGCATAAGGATGCCTCCGTCAAAAATCTGTGGTAGGCCACGACCCTGTCGCCGCCCGCCGGAGTTGCACCGGCACTTGCTGTCCATCGCAGCAGCGCACCTCGCAGCGGCATAGATACCCACGCAGCAGTCTCCCGCTGCGTGGGTGCCAAGAGAAAAGGAGATGGATGGGAAACAGAAGAAAGGAGGTACACACGCGAAAGCCCCTGCACCCTCGCACCTCCAGCATACAAAAAGGCCGAGGGCTTTCTCTATCCCTCGGCCTCGGATCTCTGAAAATTTTTTATCCGCGCACCTCATAGCGCACGCGCTCCGGGTACATCTGCCGCAGGATATCGAATCCCGCGCAGATCTGGTCGCTGATCATCTTCGCACACGCGCGCCATCGCGGCGATGCAGCGCACACGATCTCTGCGTGCCCGCTGCCCAGCTCCACGCTCGAGCCGCGTGCCTGTCCGGCGGCGTCCATGTTGCCCACGGCGGCCGCCAGCGTGTACACAAGGATCGTCACCGCCGCGCATACGATGTCCTGCCCCGCCTCGGCAAAGCCCGCGTGCCCGTCAGCCGTCAGCCGAAGCCTCATCCGGTCGTACACGATCTCGATCATGCCTTGCTGCCCCCCTTGATTACGGCTCCGCCGCCCGGCTGGGCAGCGTTCGCGCTCGCCTCCCGTGCCTTCGCGGCGATCGGGTGCTCGTCGGCCTTGATGCCGGAGATCTCGTCGCTTTCCTGCATCTTCGGTGCGGCGCTTGCGCCTGCGCCCGCCTGTGCCGGCATGGCGATGCCCATGTCCGCCGCGATGCCCTGCACCATGTCCGGCCGCGCGATCTGCGCCAGCGACAGCGCCAGCTGCTGGTACTGCTGCAGCCGCTGCGCCAGCACGCCGTTGAGCTGGATCTTCTGCATCACGCCGTCCTTGCCGTCAAAGTCCATCATGTCCAGGCACGCCAGCGCCTGGTCTGTCATGCTCGGATTGAAGAAGCCCATCTGGAAAAACTGCAGCGCCAGCTCGTTCTGGCTCACGCGGGTGTATACGTTCTTTTTCTGCGCGCTGACCTTGATATCGAACACCGGCAGCCGCATCCCCATGTCCGCGCCGAAGGCCATGCCCTGCGCCTGCGGCTGCAGCCCCTGGTTGCTGTAGGATACAAACTGCTCCATGCCCAGCTCGCCCACGATCCGGAAGGACCTCGGCAGGCCGTAAAACTGCCGGATCAGCTCGATGCACAGATTCACGATCTTGCTGTATGCGCGGTATGCTGCCAGCGTGCTGTCCCGACTGCCCTTGCCGCTTGCCTCCTGCAGCGCGGCGATGGCGCTCGCCGCCGTCACGCCGGAGGTCACGTTGCCGGTCGCCGTGTCGGTGTTGCCGCTGGTCTCGCGCAGTTCGTTGACCATCGTCGACCAGACGTTGATATAGTTTCCGGGCAGTGCGTTGTAGTCGATCGGCCGGATGCTGTCCTGCCCGAGGTTGCCGTCCACGTGCACCAGCGGTTTCTCCGTGTCCAGCAGCTCCTGCTCGTTCACGCTCCCGTCCTCGCGCATAAAATATCGCGGCGTCGCGCCCACCACGGCGTTGCGCACGAGGCTCGTGCCGAGGCTGTCGATGGCCGTCTGAGGATTGCGGCAGATATCCACGTAACCGTACCCGCACGGCGATCCCTCGACCGGGAACAGCGCGTCGAACACATACGGGTAAAGCCCGTGATCGTACAGCCCCCGCTCGCGGTATTCCGGGTCGTTTTCCGTCGCGTACAGCACGATGTCGCCGATGTACTTGCAGTAGTGCAGCACGCCGCCGCGATGGTAGTACACGTCGATCACCGTGCTCTTCCGGTCGGTCGGCACGTTGTCGTCGTACAAAAACTTCGATGCATAAAAGTCGTTGCCCTTGAGCTGCCCGCGCAGCTGGGGGTACTGCTCCTCGAGCGCATCGTTGTCCATCAGCTCCGTGTGGTACACATACCGGCTCTTCTGGATGTCGGTGATGCCCGGCTCCCAGAAAAGGTTGAGCACGTTCACGCGCTCGATGCTGATGTCGCCGAGGCCGCCGAGCTTGCCGCTGTCCCACGTGATCTTGTACACGCACGTGCCGTACTTCATCTTCGCCCACATCGCGTCGCTCCAGGTCGCATCGAAGGCGTTCTGCTCCAGCACGCACGGCACGATTGCCGACAGCATCTTCGCTTCCTGTTTGTCGCCTTCCTCGCGCGGCAGGATGTTCGGCTCTGGGTACGACTCCACAGCGTCAGCGTGCTTGTTTACGATCACGTTGTGCAGCCACGAGCTCCGGCTGCGGAAGCCCCTGTACATCTGGTTTCCGGCCTTCTCTTCTTCCGGCTGGTTGTGCAGCTTCCACCACTGCTCCGCTGCGATCATGCGCCGCTCGGTGCTGGCCTTGCCCACTTTGTACTCGTGCAGCACGCGGGAAAACTCCTGCAGCTGCTCGCGCGTGATCACGTCCTCCGGCGGCATCACCTGCCCGCCGAGCGCCTGCGCATCCGTGCCCGGCTGCGCGCCGCTGATAGCGATATTGTCCATACTTACCTCCCGTTTTTATCACCAGATTGCGCCGTAGCGCCCCGGTTTCTGCATCTGATTGAGCGGATCGGACAGCACCGGCTCCTCCTCCGCCGCCAGCATCGGCTTCACCGGCCGCGACATACACAGATACCGCCACTCGTCGCTGACGTGGTCCTCCAGCCCTGTATCCAGATCCTCCGGATTTGTCCGGCTGTACATCATCAGCGGCACCGTGCGGATAAAGGCTTTGCACGTATCAAAGATGTACATCCGCGCATATCCCTGCGCGTCGAACTGCAACCTGTAGTGGCACTGCATCCACCCCGGCACGCGCTTGTTGTCGCCCGGCGTGAAGTACACGCGATACCGCGCCGCCGTGTCCGCGATGCTCTCGCCGCGCGATGCGTCCCAGATGGCCGGGTCCGCCACGCCCGTGATCTTCCGGCCCTTCAGCCATGGGTGCGTGTCCTCGATCTCCGCGATGCGCTTGAACTGCTCGTCCGGCGACCACTTGACGCCCTCGTTCGGCGTCTCCGTGCAGCCGTACAGCTCCATGATGCGGTACAGCACGCCGTCGTAGTCCATCGCCCACCACGCGCACGAAAACGGCTTGCCGTACCCAAAGTCGTAGCTGCGCAGGATGTGCCATCCCCGGCACGCTCCGGCCGCGAGGTCGAAGGGCCTGATCACGTGGCACCACCGGTGCTGCGCCCGCAGCTCCTCCGGATCCGCGTCCACGCCCGCCTCGTGCGCCGCCATCAGATCCGGCTCCGTGCGGAAGTCCTCAAAAAACTGCCCCTCGAAGATGTCCCATGATCCTTCCAGCCACGCCGCCCGCAGCTTCGGCGGCAGGTTCTCCAGCTCCGCAATGTATTGCGGCTGCGCTGCCATCAGCGCCTTGTTGTCCGTAACCAGCGCCTGAATGAAGCTGTAGTCCTCCGGCCGCTCCGCCCCCTCGAAGCGTCGATCCACGAACAGCCGCTTGAAGTACCCGTGCGACGGTCCTCCCGGGTTGAGCGTGTAGTACGTGCGCTTCGGGAAGCCGTTCGTGCCGCGCACACAGGCGTTGATTTCCTTGATCCACGCCTCCATCAGCTGCCCGGCCTCGTCGATGAAGATCACATCGTATTCCGCGCCCTGGAAGTGCCCCAGATCCTTGTCCGTATCGCAGTACCCCAGCGCCAGCGTGCTGCCGTTGTAAAAGCGGAATTCTTTGGTCGATTGGTTGTAGCGCGCCACGCCCGCCAGCTCCGGCACCAGAAATTTCACGTGGTTGTTGCGCAGCTCGTCCAGCGTCCGGCGCACGATCAGCATCTTGATCCCTGGATACTCGCACCCCAGGATCTTTGCCTTCGTCCGCACGGACCAGCTCTTCCCGCCGCCGCGCGCGCCGCCGTAGGCCACGTGCCGGTGCGTGTCGCGCAAAAAAGCGTCCTGCTTGCTGCTGATCTGGCTTGCGTCCACTAAAATCATTGCTTGTATTCCTCCGGCAGGCCGACGATCTCCAGCACCTCCGGCGCGCTGCTGCCGCTGTCCAGCTTCCTGCGCTCAAGCTCCAGCCGCTCGGCCGCGATGCGCTGCGCCTCGGCCTGCGCCTGCGTCGGGATGCCGTACAGATCGCGCACCAGCCCCGTCAGATCCTTCAGCACGCCCGTCAGATCCTTCAGCGCCTTCGTGTCGACCTTCTGGTATGTCTGCTCCTCCGTCCACTGCCGCTCCAGCAGCAGCTTCCCGTCCGGCGGCAGCTCGCCGTCTTCGGCGGCCTCGTCCGCCACCGGCACGGCATACTTCTCCCGCCGCTCAACCAGGTAGCGGTTAAACTGCTCGTCGTCGCCGATCGCACGCATCGCCACGTCGATCGCGCCCGTGGTGGCTGTGATCAGACGCGCGAGCCGGTCGGCCTCGTGGTTGCACGCCTTTTTGTACGCCTTTTGTTGTACGCGTGCGGCGAACTTTTTGCGTTCATTTGTCCACCCATCACGTGCAGCTACGATTTTGATCTGGCTGATGCTGATGCCGTACTTTTCGGCCAGCTTGGCGTAGGTCGTCTTCGTGGTAACGTATTCCATTTTCAAAGCATCCCAATCCTGGTACACCATCACTGCACCTCCGCGTCCATCGTACACCAGGCCGCCCGCGCTTATCTATCCCGCAGCATCTGCCATCTATCCCGTGCGCAAGCCGCGCCTGTGATGCTGTGTGTTGATAAAAAACGGGCAAAAGCTCCGGGCCATTCACCCCGGAGCTTTCCCTTTATTCCGCGCCTTCGTCCGTGATCCGCACCACGATGCGCGGTTTTTCCTTGTCCAGCGCAAAGCGCGACGTGAACGCCTGTATGTACTGCCAGCCGTCGTCCTTCAGCACCCCGCACATCACCAGCGCGTCTTCGATCACCTTGACGCCGAACGCCGCGACGTTTGACTTGTCCCGCCGCCGGTTCGGTTCGAAGAACGTGTAGGTGATCTCCACCGGCTTCGTGAACTTCACCCCGCGCAGCTGCGTCTTGATCGCCCACGCGGCGATCTCCTGGTTGTTGTGCTTCATCTTCGCGCCCACCTGCGCGTGCCGCCGGCAGGCGTCGGTGTACTCGTTCATTCCCGGCAGCCTCGTCGGGATCACAAACTCCGCCGTCACGTCAGCTCTCCCGCGTGCTCGCGGATAAACTGCATCGCGGTTTCCCACAGCGTAAAGCGATGCGGATTCCCGTCCACGTCCACCAGATAGTAGCCGTCCATCCGCTGTAGCTTCACGCAGGATGCCGTTTTTTCCGCCTCTGTGTCTCCGGCCGCTACGGACGTGGTATCTTGCTTCGCGGTTCGCTTCGGCTCTCGCGCCGAAATTTCCGCCCCGCACGCGGCGTAGCCAGCCAGATCGACGTAGGTGTCCGGCTTGCTGCCCGCCTTCGCGCGGGCGATCTTTAACAGCGCCATCATCATGGCCACGTCCTTCGGCGTGACGTCCGTGCCGGTGTATGCCGTCCACAGCGCCGCGATCACGCCGAAGTTATCCTCCGGGCTGCCGTAGTCTTCTTCCCGGCTGCCGCACACGCACTCGGCAGCCGCCTTTAAGGTATCCAGTCTGTTCATTTGATCATCCTCCTACGATGTCGATCTCGTATTCGTCTCGCAGCACACAGCCTGCACCAGCCGACCGTCTGCTTTTTAAGCCTTTTTGTTTTTGCCATCCATGCCTCCCAGGGTCGCAATAATCGCTTTTTCGCGTGGCGACAGCCTCCACGTTTCCGCCGCAGCTTTTTCCGCCGCAGCTTTTTCCGACAGCAGCAGGCCGCCACCAAAAATGGTTTTCCCCGCGCGGCGCTGGTCATCGAGTGCTGCGATCAGCACACAGTCACCGCGTCGCACACGGAAATCGACGCCGTACTTGCTGTATCTTTGTAGCATCGCAGCGGTGACGATGTGATCCGGATAAATGTACTTTGGTTTTGTGGCTGTCGTCATCGCTTTGATCTTTTTTACCGCCTCACTGATTTTTGCTCCGAGATCCGGCGCGGTCTGCGCCACGATATCACCGCCATAGCTTGTCACAAAGGCCGTCTTAACGCACGCGCCGTTTTCATAAATTATATCTGCGTCGCAGACAATGTGGTTCATTCGCATAGCCACACTTTTCTCGAAAAACGCTGTGAGGCTCGGCGCGAAAAGGAAAAACGGGATGCCCCTGTTGAGATAAAAATCGCAGATCTGCGACAGGATCGAAAACGGCGGATTGTCAAGCACGACGCATCCATCCGGGTAGTCAAACGCCTCGTAGTCTCCGCCTGGATAAAATGGACGGACGATACTGCCCGGATCGATACCATACTGCTCGCACGCCCAGTCACGGATGGCATCGTAGACAAGCGGCGGCGTGTAGCAGTCGTCCGTCGTCTTTTTGGGCTCAAATTTTGCTACAAAATCGTCGTACTCTGGATTGTCGGCAAAAAGCGACGTTTGTAAATCCTTGCTGTTGAGCATCCGTCATCCCCCTATGATGTCAATCTCATATTCCTCACGCAGCACGCGGATCAGGTCGGTCGCGGAGACATATCCGTCCCGCACGCTCTCCGACAGCGCCTCGACCTCGCGCCAGATGCGCTGGAGCTGCTCTGCGCACATGCCTTCCTTGTCCAAAAGCGCCGTGAAAAAGATCGCAAGCGTCACCCGGCAGGCGTCCGCCGTCGCCGTGTCCTTTGCACGCTGCACGTCTGCCTGTGTCGCCGGCCTCCGGCGCGGGTTAATCCGCTTTGGCATCACTGTCACCGTCCATCTTTGCGCCACAATCCTCGCAGTATTTTTTAGTAGGCTTATCCCAACTGCCCTCAGTGGTGATGACAAAGCCACACGCAGAGCAGCACCACCCGTCTCCGCCAAGATGTGCCCACCGCCCATGCACCACCGGCACCGCATCCACGGTGGGGGCTTTTTCAATCAAGCCAAGTAAACCGTTCCAACCAGCACAATACGTCGCAGGGAGAACATCTTTGCTACACCGCCCCACGCCCAAATCATCAGCATCAATCAGTCTCACTGTCAGCACCTCCGTCCATCCTCGCGCCGCACCACGGGCAGTAGTCTGACAGAACAAATTTATCGTTGCAGTCATAGACGGCTTCATTTTTGCACGCAGAGCAGATATACCCAGCAATCGGATCGATTCCTGCAACTTCGGGATTCCATCCAGATATTTCACTTTCATGCACGGGTATCCATACCCCATGCACCACCGGCGCAACGTCGGCGGCTGGGGCTTTCCAAATCGGGCAGCTTACTCTGTAGCAATACTCGTTGCTACACCGGCAATGCTTCTCGCAGTATTCTTCACGATCGATGTATTCAGCCATCGCTTTTCCCTCCTTCCGACAGCACCATCAAGCGCCCGGCCTTACCAAGCTCCACCACGTCACGCAGCCCCTCGGCCGGCACGTCAAGCGCAAAAGCTGCCGCGCGGACAATGATGTCTGAAGTCAAGGTGCGCTTGTACTCCTCCGGCTCAAAGCCCAGATCCTCATAGGCTTTGAGTTTTTCCCACACTTTCCGCTGTGTGCAGTTGTCTCCGTGCGGACACGGCAACTCCCGGCACTGAGCAATGTCGCAAAAATTGCCGTCAAATGTCAGCCTCTCCATCACTCCACCTCCTGCATCCAGAACCCGCGGCGGCAATCGTAGCAAAAAGTCTTGGGACACTCTGACCGAACAGACGCTGCGAGACTGCACGGCTTAATATCTATGATGCCATCAAATAATTTCGTTTCCGGCCACTGATCCAGAAACGCATCCTGTCGCGTCTTGCGCGGATGCTCCTTTGACCACTTCTCGATGATTTCCACGACCTTCCCAACGGCTCTGCCGGAATCATCAACCATGTTACGCATCTCATTGCATTCTCTCGTATAAACAAGCGGGCAACCATCACAGTCGCCGTCTGCCTGCCAATATCGGTCACACATCCGGTTCCGTTCTTCAATAAATTTCAGCGCGTCCATACTCACACCCCCGCATCCTGCATCGCCTGCCGCAGGAAGCTCATCTGCTGGCGCAGGTCGTCGATCGTGCGCGCCTGAACTTCTACCATGTGGCAAGCATCCGTCACTTGGCTGTTCATCTTCACGCACCGCTCCTCCGCCCTGCCCCGCAGCTCATGCTCCTGCTCGGCGTAGTCGCACAAGCGCTGCACCGCGTAGCGTGCTGCCGGCGAAAAATCTGCGCTCGAGCGCGGCCGGTTCAGCAGCTCTCTTACCTGCTCCACAGCGCCGGCCGGAAAATCGTCCGCGCGCTTTCGCTCTTTTTCTGCCATCATTGGTCTCCTTCCTCGTCATCGTATTTTGCGGCCATTACCGCTCTGTACAGTTCGCAGCAGGTGAATGCGTTCTCGCAAAACACCTGCATATGCCGCTGGATCTGGCTTCTGTGGCGAAACATCGTCGCCACCGTCGTCTCCGGCGCGATCCCTTCGCAGCAGATGCGCCCCGCGCCGTCGTCATACAGGTAAAAAGGGCACTTAACATACACCTGCTGGAAGCTACCGCTCGGCACACGCCTCACCCGCCCTTTCGTCCGGCTGTGCAGGCTGCTCCCGCAGATACGTATCAATGGCCAGCGTTACCGTGTCCGTGCGAACGTCGCGCCCCTTGCTGCGCCAGAGCCGGATAAACGGCAGGTCTGCAAGACGCATCCCCTCCGGCAGTTCGTCCAGCTTCCGGCCCTTCGGCATATCCGCCTGCACGATCAATCTGTTTTTCGTCTCCAGCACGTCAGGCCGGACAGCTTCCGGAGGCGTCACGTCGGTCACAGGCTGCACCTCCGGGGTTCTTTCTTTTACCTTTCTTTCTTCAGAAATACAGGGTACTGTATAGGTACTGTACGGTACTGTACTGTATAGGGTCGTTACGTCAGCGTTACGTAACGCTGCGCGTTCGTTCGCGTCACGCGTTACGTCAGCGTTACGCTGCGTTACATCGTCACGCTCCGTCACGCTTTCCGTCACGCGCATTTGCTTGCGCTTGTCGCGGTATCTCTGCGCGCGCTCCCGGTTCTGCGCCTTTGTGATCGCGCGCTTGTCCACCAGATTACCGACGTAGTCATACCACTCGTGGATCATCAGGGATGTGCCGTCGTCGTCCACGAATCCCGCTCCGACCAGTGCGTCCACAAATGCGCGCGGGTCTTTGCCCGTGTATCCGCCGGCCTCTGCGATCTCGTCGGCGCCAAACGGGGAAAGATCCCCGTCCGGCGCGTTGTCGATTGCCCAGAGCCACAGCATACACATATGGCCGACGGCCTGCGGCGTCTTGATTTTCAGCAGGCGCTTGAACCGCATCGTCTTGCGATTCGTCGGCAGTGTCTGATGCAGTTCGATCCATGCCATGTGCTCCGCCCTCCTTAATACGGCAGGTCTCCGCCGTCGATGTCGTCGGCGTATGCGACGTTGTCGTATGCGCTCACCAGCTCGTCGAGCCGCTCCATGTCAGCCTCCGTCGGCTGCACGGCGACCGGGCGCGCATCGTATGCAGCAGGCGCTGCGTCTGCGTCTCTGCGCTTGCTTCCGCCGAAGTATACGCTGTCCGCCACGACCTCGGCGCTGCGGCGCTTGTTACCGTCCCTGTCCGTCCAGTCGCGGATCTGCAGGCGGCCGCTCACGGCGGCCATATCGCCCTTGGCGAAGTATTTGTCGACGAACTCCGCCGTGTGCCGCCATGCCACAACGTCGATAAAATCCGTCTGCTTCTCGCCGCCGTCCCTGCCGCTGTAGTCCCGCTCGACCGCGAGGGAGAAGGACGTCACCGGCGTCCCGCTCCCGGTCTGGCGCATCTCCGGGTCGTGCGTCAGACGACCCATGATCACGATTTTATTCAGCATCGCCGATCACCTCACCCGTTTCCGTGTCCACGGACGTGCTGTCGATCTCCTCGCCTTCGGCCTCGAAGACCGTCTCGTCCGGCACGGCGTACATCTCGTCGCTCAGCTCGGCCTTGATCGTCTCGTCCTGCGCCACACCGCGCACGAAGTCCGACTTCAGCGGCGCATACTTCAGCGCGCGCTTGAGCACGGTCTTTTTGGCCATCTCGTCGAAGTTGGAGCGCCACGGGCTCGATCCGCTCCCGTAGCTCTTGCTGTAGCGCTGCGCGTGCCGCTGCACATCGTCCACGCTCATCACCTCGAAGCCATAGCCGCCGTCCTTGGTCTTGAACATCGCGTAGTAGGCGACGGCCTCGCCGCGGTCGGCCTTTGCCGGCACGTGCCGCAGCTTCGGGTCCATGCCCAGCTCGTACTCGAACACGTCGTTCTCGTACACCGTGTGCGCCTGGATCACGCTCACCTCGCCGCTGCGGTAAGCAAGGTCGATCAGGCCCTTGTATCCGAGCTGGAACTGACACTCCATGTTCCCGTGGTTGCGGTACGGCAGCAGGTACGCCTGCCCCAGCGCCGTGTTCGGTTCCACGCCCAGCTGTGCCGCCGTCATCATCGCCGCGAGAAACGACTGCGGCGAGCACTCGGCCAGCTTCGGCGTGGACGACAGCGCCGAGAGCACCATGCGCGTGAACCGCTCCGGCGTGATCACGCTCGGCAGCGCCTTCTTGATCGCGGGCTCCATCGCCTTGATGTATGCCTGCATCGTCTTCTTCTCGGCCTTCGCGGCGCTCATCTGGCCGCCCTGCTTCTGGATCAGATTCTTTTCCATGTTTACTTACCCTCCATAGATTCCTGCAGCGTCTGCTGCTCGTACAGTTTATAGATCATGTGTGCCGCGTAGCTGATCGCCTGCGTCAGCGCCAGCTCGCTGCTGTCTTTGCGCTTCGAGTATGCGCTGCCGACCTTCTCGCCGTCGTGTTCCAGCAGCAGGAAGACCTGCTTGTCCGATGTCAAAAGCCGCAGCGCGTACCCATCTTGCCCCCCTGCGGTGCGTCCTTCGACTCCGGCGGCTGCGCCGTTTTCGGGGGATCCGGCGCGAGGAAAAAGCCCTCCGGGATGCCATATGTGGCTGCCAGCAGTTTGTTCGCTGCCCGGCTCATCTTCCCAGAGTGCAGCGCGTTGCTGATGAAACTTTTACCGTAGCCCAGAGCCTCGCTCACGGCCGTTTGGCCGCCGTTCTTGCTGCAAAACAGGCGCAGCCGCTCAGGGCTGATCTGAACCATGTTTCCCTGTCGTTTCATGTAGTTACTCCTTTTCTTCTTTTTATGGCTGTTTTTTCACGTACTCGCGCTTTTCGTGGTTCTCGCGGATGTAGCGCAGCACATCATTTTCGCGCTGCCGTGCCAGATTTGCCGCGTCCATCCCGCGCCGGAATGCGGCGTAGCGGTCACAGCGTGCGTGGCATCCGGGATACCGGCCAGGGCACTCCCTGCATGGTGTCGACGGCGTCATCGGATAGTCACCCGGAACGGTCGCGCCTGCGACGTCTTGAAGTATTCGCGCGGGATCGCTCCGTGCGCCGCCTCCCATTTTTTTCGATCGAAGGTGCTGCGCTGCTGCGTCTTCCATGTGATCGCCACATCGCCGCACAGCCCCTTTTCCGCCGTGCCCATAAACTGCTGGATGGTCGCCGCCTGCTCCGCCTGCAGCCGCTTGAGCTCGTCGATCTGCTCGCCGAGCGCCGTGTAGCTGCGCACGGCTGACTGCACCGCACCGAGGTCGCACGTCTCGCCGTCCCTGCTGTCGGGATAGAGCGTGCGCAGTGCCTCCGCTGTCGCGTCCGTTCCGTCCACAGGCGGTTCTGTCCCGCTCCGTACATACTGCCAAAACTCCTGCTCGGCAGCCGCAAGAGCCGAAATTTCGCCCTCGTCGCGCTCCACGCGAAACCAGTAAAATCCACGGCCAAAGCACAGCACCGCGAGATACCATACCGGCGCGCCCGTCACCATCATGTAGTGCATGATCTGGCAATACCACACCGCCGGAAATTCGCCCTCTGCGCACTGCTTCGGGATCTCGAAGCTGGACGTTGTCTTGCATTCCAGCCCCGCGTTCTCGCCAATCACCATGCGGTCCGGCAGCGCGTGCGCGAAGGGATAGTCGCTGTTGACAAGGAAGTGGTTTTCCCGCCGCACCCGCTTTCCGGTCGCCTCGGCGAAACGCTTTGCCACATAGTCCTCCAGGTCGTGTCCCAGCCGCACCGCCTCGCGGTCGCTGATGTCCTCCGGTGTCACGCGGCCGGTCTTCTCGGCCCAAAGCGCGTAGGGCGAGCTGTATTTGTTCAGCCCGAGGATCGTCCCGGCATCGCTGCCGCCGATGCTCTTTCGCCGCTCGGCGTGCCATTGCTCGTCCGTCATGCCGACGGTCGTCGTCTTCGTGATCATCTCCGTTTTCTCCTCCCTCTGTTCTTTGCACCGCCGCCTGCGCTGCGCATACGCATGCGCATGATCTCGCTCCCGTGCGGCGTTTTTGCGAATGCTTCCGCCGTGATGTGCTTCGGGCATCCGTATCCCGGCGGGCATCCGCGTGACTGACGCATCTGCAGAATGTACAGGCACACCCTTGCGCTCGCGGCCGGCGTCGAATCTTGCAGCGGCCTGTAGTGTGCGCAGGTGCTGCAGTATCGGCTCTGCGGCAGCCCTCCGTGGATGTAGATGTCACCGCTCACGTCTCCCACGATGTTACCTCCTGCACGCATTCCGGGCAGCCGACGATGTTGCCCCGCTTGTCCTTGTAGTAGCTGTCCGCCTCCTCGCCGCACACCGGGCAGCGCGGGCAGGTGTACTCCGGCGGTTCAACCGGCGGTTCGATGTTAAGTGCGTAATGGATCATGTTTTCACAACCCCGCTTTGGGTCTCGTGATTCATGGTTGTCCTCCTTTGCTTTTTTACATGGCCACCGCATCAGCGAGTGCGGCCATCGTCTCAATTTTCCCGGGCACTGCATACTCCGGGAGGTTCGCTGCCACAACGGCCGCAGCCATCGGCGGGCAGACGGCATTGCCGCATCTGGCTACTTGCTGTGTCTTCGGGTAAGGCTTTCCGGCCGCATCATGGTCGATGATGTAATCCGGCGGAAAGCCCATGGCGTTGTACAGCTCCCGAGGCGACAGCATCCGCAGGCCAATGTCCGCGATATAGTACGGCGCCCCGCCGATTGACAGGAGCAGCAGATCGTCCTCGCCCAGCGCATAGCCGCAGTACCGGTTCAGCAAGTCGCGGATCTGCGGCCAATGGTGCAGCCGCTCAGATGTGCCGATTTTATAAAGCACTGCCTTGCAGCAGCCAAACACGCCGCCCGCTGTCTGTGTCGGCAGCGGCTCCGACGGCCGTGTGCCGACTTCGTCCCGCTTGTACTTGACCACGTGGGCAGCGCATACCGCATTGTGGTCGATGGCCGTCACTGTCGGCAGCGGTTCTCCCGCTTTCTCACCATCCACCCCGCTGTAATACTTGACTACATGTGCAGCAACCACAGCTTCCCGGTCGTGACTCGTGACCGTATGCATCGGGCTTTGCACATCCAACGGCCGGCCTCCGCCGTAATACTCCACCAGATTCGCGCAGGTAAGGCCGTAACGGTTCGAGGCGTCCACCGTGTAGACGGGCTTATCCAGTCCAGCCGCTCGGGCGCTTTCTGTTTTCTCCGTGTGGTACTGGATCAGTGACGGCGATAGCAGCATCTGCCCGCCGCCTCCGCCTGTACGGACTGTGTTCATTGGTTCGGAGACCGGTGCCCCTACACTGTTGCTGGTGTTCGTCATCGTCAGCGGCGTGAGGACCGGCCGGCAAATGCCACCGGTGTGCTTTGCCGTAATCGTTTTACACGGCTCTTGGCTATCCGTGACGTGCCCACCTCCGGAATGGTGACAATCAACGATGAACGGTGCCCCGGATTTGATCGTGAACTTGTCCACGCCGCGAATAATGCGGCGCATGGTGTTGTCCGCCAGCGGCCGGACGGCGGAAATGCCGTACCGCTCGTGGATTTCATCCTTCGTCGAAAAAATCGAAGGGCACGGCAGTGACCAGTCAATGATCTCCGCAGCACTGCGCCACGGCAGCAGTTTGCCGCTGCGCACTTCCGCGCTGTCTCTCGGGGCATGTGTGCGCTCCGGCCAGACGATCGCACGTCCGTCGCAGCGGGCAATCAGCACCAGCCGACGTCTGGTCGTCGGCGCGCCGTAATCGGCTGCCACCAGCTCGCGCCATTCCACGCTATACCCCAGTGCCCGAAGCTGCCCGATGAACTTTTGAAACGTCGTTCCGGCCAGTTTCTTTACCGGCTTTCCTTTGCGCACCGGCCCCCACGTCTGGAACTCTTCGACGTTTTCGAGGATGATGACGCGCGGGCGTACCTTCGCCGCCCAGCGCAGGACGATCCACGCGAGGCCCCGGATTTTGCGGTCAACAAGTGCTGCGCCCTTTGCCTTCGAAAAATGCTTGCAGTCCGGAGAGAACCATGCCAGTGCCACCGGCCGCCCTCGGCAGACCGTCTCCGGATCCACATCCCAGACAGACGCCTGGTAATGCTCCGTGTACGGATGGTTCGCTTCGTGCATCCGGATCGCTGCCGGGTCGTGATTGATCGCCGCATTGACGATTCGCCCCAGCGCCAGCTCAATTCCCGTGGACGCGCCGCCGCCACCGGCAAAGCTGTCAACGATGATCTCGCCATCAAGTGTCTCCTGTGTGCGCAGCATCATGCCACCCCCAGCGCCGTGAAGATCACGTGAAACACCCACCCGGCCAGCGCGATACCGCCGAACAGCCCCGCGCAGGACAGCACGTCCTCCGCGCACCACACGATGTAGCGCCGCGCCTTTGCCCGCGCACGCGGATCTCCGAATACCTTCATGTCCTCTCTCCCTCCATTTCTCCGCGCATAAAGCGGATGAACGCCCGCTTCGGGATCTTTACCCGCCGCTTTGCGACGATCACCGGGAAGCCCAGCGCGTATGGGTCTTCCATAGCCTGCTCGTGCAGCGTCCACGCGCTGCAGGCCAGCAGCGGGGCCACGTCCGCGCACGTCAGGATCTCCGACGGCTTCGCGGCCAGTTCTTCCAGTGTCACGGCTCGTCCCCCATTTCCTCCAGATTTTCCAGCGTCACGCCTCTGGCGGCCAGCTCGATGCCCTTGCGCTGCTTGATCCGCAGCTGGTACAGATACGTCCGCCGCCGTGCGCGGTATTGGTCGTACCGCTGCGCCAGCTTCACATACTCGTCCTGCCTCAGCTCGGCGATCTCGGCCTCGACTTCCTCGTCCGTCACGGCCGTGCGCTTCGTGTGCTTTCGCTCCATCGCGCCTTCCTCCTTTTCCTGTACATTTTTTCAGATTCGTGGTATGTTCCCTCTTGGAGGTGGTTTCCTTGAGGAAACGATTGCTTGCATTTTTGCTTGCGTTTTTGCTCTTGCTCTCTCCAACTGTGCTGGCACACAGCGGGAAAACAGATGCCCACGGCGGCCACTACGACCGCTCCACCGGCGAGTATCACTATCACCACGGCTACCCAGCCCATCAGCACTACGACATGGACGGTGACGGCATCATCGATTGCCCATACGATTTCGATGACCAGACCGACCACAGCGACCGCGGCGGAAGCAGCAGCCAGAGTAAACCCAGCAGCAGCCATGCTGTGCAGAGCACGCCGCGCCCTTCTCCGCAAAAATCAGATGGGTCAAAGGCAAAGCACATTTCCACAGGCGAAATCGTGGTTCTTGCCATCTTCGCACCGATTGCGATACCGTTCGCATTGCTGTACGCGTTCATTTTCATTGTCGATCCGATTCGTGCCTTAATCGATTGGATCAAAGAAAAGCGCAAGTAACCGACGTAATTCACCTTTTCAAGATACTTTCAGGTGAAAAAAATTTGGTCGATCTGTTCCGGGCTGAGATTCAAAACGTTCTTCAGCGCCAAAACCTCGCCAAGTGAGAATTCAGCGCCTCGCGTTTCGTTGAGCTTCGCGTTAAATCGGCTTAGGCTGATCCCGATTCTTTCGGCTGCATTCGCTTGGGTCATCCCGTTTTCGGTAAGTTTTCCCTTCAACATATTCGCCTGCATAGTATCACCTCCTCGCTTTGCGATTCACCTTTTCAGGATACTTTCATTATACGCATTTTCCTCACCTTGTCAAGATACTTTTTGTTGACTTTCAAATTTTTTGTGTTATTATTAAGATACAATGTTATGAAAGGAAAACGGCAATGACGATTGGCGAAAAAATCAAATATCACCGAACGTTGCTCGGGCTTACGCAGACGCAGTTCGGGGAACGCCTGGGTGTAAAAAAGAATGCAGTAAGCAAATGGGAATGCGGCCGCGTTGATGATATTCCCGCGTCAAAGGTAAAGGCCATCGCGCAGCTTTTTGATGTCCCTGTCTCTTATTTGATCGATGACGCTCCGCAGGATGACGACGGTATTATTTCTGCGTTTGTCGCAAAAGCCCTCAATCGCGGTGATTGCGCGCAAAAGCGTGTCCTCCGTACAATGGCAGATCTCCCGGACGAGATGTGGCCTGTTGTGGAAACATTCGTCGCGCAAGTAGTAGACGCCACAAAAAAGGAAGGCAACGGTTGAGCCGTGCCTTCCTTTTCCATTACATATTTTCTACAAACGATAGCACTGTCATCAGTTTTCCTTCCGGCAAGCCCTGTAGCAATGCGATGATGCATTTTATTATGTAATCTCGCTTTTTCAAATTACCCCTCTCCCCATAGGTCGTCGACAGATGTCCCCAGCGCCTTTGCGATCCGCAGCGCCAGATACACGCTGGGAACACATTTCCCCCTTTCGATCGCGCTGATCGTGCTTGCCCCGCACCCCACCTTTCTGGCCAGCCACCGCAGGCTGACGCCCTTGTACTCCCGATATTCGCGCACGTAATTCATCATTTGACGCAATCCTATCACATTTTTTCGGCCTCGTGTTGAAAATGTGCAGTATCCTGC